AGATATAGTTGAACAAGGCACTTATACAGATGTTCTTTTGACTAGTGCTGACAACATTTCTACTTCTTCATATGAAGAAAGCATAGAAAATATGATAAATCAAATTGTTATCTATAAAGTAGAAAATGAAAAACAGCAAATACTCAATAAAGTTGAAAATGCAGAAGATAAAAAGAAATTTGGTTTATTCCAACAAGTTATGCAATATGAAAAAGATGTAGATAATATATCAAATGCTAAGGATATGCTAAAGAGTGTAGAAAAAAGTGCAAGGCTATATTGTTTAGGAAATATCTTAATTCAGGCAGGTTATAACATTGGAATACAAGAGCCCCATACAGGACTTATTGGAAGTTTCTTAGTTAAATCAGATACACATATCTTTGAAGGAGAAACTTATTTTTGTAATCTTGAGTTAGCTTTTGAAAATGTTATGGATAAAACTCAATTTGAGAATAAAGAAAAGGCTAAGAAAAACAAAAAGAAAAAAGGTAAAAAAGCAAAGAAGAAAGACAAGATAGATGAATTATTTCCAGAAGGGTGGGATAAAAAATGAGTGAATTAGGAATGTTAATAGGTGATATGATAGGTCAAGCTACAAAAGGAACTTCTATCATAAAAGCTTCTGTAGTTACTCCACCACCAAACTTAACTATTGAATTTGATGGTCAAGTTATACCAAGTGAACAAATTTACTGCAGTAATTACTTATTGCCTCACTATCATAGAGATTATATGATAGATGGAGTTATAGATGAAATAAAAATAGAGGTATCCAACTATGATTATGATAATACTACATCTGATACAGCAGGGCACTATATACCAAAATTAAATGGAAGCGGGACATTTCAAGGTAATGGGACATATAAATCACATAAAGATATATGGTTTGAGGATACTCTCCAAAAAGGCGATGAAGTATTAGTGCTTGTTATGGGCGTCTATTATGTTGTTGTGACAAAGATAGTAAAAATGCCAAGTGGAGCAATAAAGGGGGTGTGATGTGGAAAAAGATTTTAATATTTTTCTTAAAAAAACAGAAAAAGAAATTGAAGAAATGCCTGTTTTTAAAGAATATGCTATAGACTTTAAAACTGGAGAATATATAAAAGATGAAAACGGCATTAAAGTTTTAGAGAAAAATGAGGCTTTAAAAGTATGGATATTTAAAGCATTAAAGACTGAAAGATTTAGATATACTGATGTCCATAGTGATAACTATGGAAGTGAGTTAGAAACTAATATTGGTACTATTTATCAAAAATCTATAAAAGATGCATTAATGATAAATCAAATAAGAGATACATTATTGGTAAATCCATATATCTTAGAATGCTATAATTTTGACATTTCTAATGAAGATGAATATGTTCCACAGATAACCTTTAATGTTAAGACTGTGTATGGGGAGCTAGAAATGGAGGTGTAATGTGAAAGATAGAATAGAATTAAGAAATAATTTCCTGGATAATCTTAAAAACCCACTTTCAAAAATGGAAGGTACTTTCAATTTTGATATTGCTGCGACATTTGGAATTACTGCAGAAGAAGTTTACAAAGAGTTAGAATTTTGGGAAAAGCAAACTTTTATTGATACTGCAACAGAAGATGAATATGTTGACAAACATGCGTTAATGTTTGGGATTACAAGAAGATTAGGAACTAAAGCAAAAGGTACTGTAAAAGTAACTGGAAGAGCAAACTCTGTTATAGAAGAAAATACAATATTTCTTAATAGAGAGGGTATAAAATATAAATCTTTAAGGAAAGAATACTTGAGTACAACTGGAGTTGCAGAAATAGAAATAGAATGCTTATTTGAAGGAAAAATAGGTAATGCTGCAATAGGAGAAATTACAACTTTTGAAATTCAAAATAGTAATATTTACAGTGTTATTAATGAAAAAGAAATTATAAACGGATATGATAAAGAACCTAATTCTGTACTTGTAGCTAGAGCTAAAGAAAAAGCTACAAGACCTGCTCACAGTGGAAATATATATGATTATGAACAATGGGCCAAGCAGGTTGATGGAGTTGGAAAAGTCTTAGTAAAACCTCTTTGGAATGGAAACGGAACTGTTAAAGTTCTAATTGCTAATTATAATAATGGCATTGCAGACTCAAGTCTAATTCAAAAAGTAAGAGAAAGAATACAGAGAGATGATGGTAGACCAGTTGGAGCTGATGTTACAGTTGATAGTTTTACTGCTAAAAATATAAATGTGAGTATACAAGTTATATTAAAAACAGGCTTTTCCATATCAGATATAAAAGAAAAGATTGAATCTCTTTTGAAAGCTGTTATAAAAACTAGAAGTGCTACCTTTGAAAAAGCTAATAAAACAATATTATCTATCAATCGTTTAGAGAAAGCTATTTTAGAAATAGATGGAGTAAATGATAACTTTGTAAAAGTAAACAATTCTAATTCTAACTTAGAAATAGCAGAAGATGAGATATTGATAGTTGGGACAGTGGTTATAAATGAGTGATAGATTAATAAAAAAAGTATCTAAAATAGCTAGAAACAGTTTACAAAAAGATTTAATTAGAACACTAGATTTAATCTGTGAATATGCTAAAAATGATATACAAAAATACAAGGAGCTATTATTTATAGCTTTTTTTAATGAGCAGCAAGTAGCAAATTATGAAAGATTTATGGAATTAGATTATAAAAATGGATGGAGCTTACAAGATAGAAAAGACAGAATTATTTATACTTTACTATCAAAAAATATCTTTACACCTCATGTTTTAAAAGAACAAGCTAAGATATTCACAAATGGAGAAATTGAAGTTATTGAAAATTACAATGATTATTCTTTCATAATTAAGTTTACTTCTGTTGTTGGGATACCATCTAACTTAGATAACTTTAAAAACTTTATTCATATTAATAAACCTGCTCATTTGAATTTTAGTATTGAATTTAGATACAACACACATAACCAAGTAGCTTTTTTATTGCATAATTCTTTAAAATTAAAAACTCATAAACATATTTATGATACTAGATTATATGAAGATAGTGCAGTAACAGGAAAGTATCACAAGCATATAGAAATAAGTAACTTTAAAAATAATGATTTGAAAAATAAAACTCATAAAGAAATTTATGATGAAAGGAGATAACAAATGTCAGATTATACAAAACATTTAAGATTAATAAAACCTAGTGGAAATGAATATTATGATATAGAAAATTTTAATCATAATGCAGAGTTGATAGATAAAGAGACAGAGAAATTAAATAATGCAGTTACAAAAATTCAAGAAGGGGCAACAAGAGAAAAGGCTGGAATAGTACAGTTTGGAACAGAAGAAGGTAAAGCACTTGAAGGAATGATGTTAGCAAGACTCGCAGGATGTGTAGGCTATGGTGGAGATATTCAGACAGCAGGAGTTAAAGACATTAACTATATCTATTATGACAGGAACACTAGAAAAATGTACAAATGTTTAAATCAAAATAATGATGTATCTGCAAATGTTGCTAATTTTATCCCACTAGACAACAACTCGCTTTTGGATAGATTGGAAAATTTGTCAACTTTTAAAATTCAAGAAATGTATTCAACTCCTGCTGGAGTTAAATTTACTATATTTCAATACGGAAATTTGTTAATGATCAATGCACATACACACAATATAGAAAAAATCATTTATGGGGTTTCATACAGATGTAATTTGCCTTACAATTGTTATAATACATCAACAGCTATAACGGGTAATAATGGAAGTAGTGGTCATTTTACATTGGATAATAATATTTTAGCAGTTAATTCTACGGACAGTAGATTGGAGCTTATAAATACATTTATGGGGCAATTAACTACTTTTTTAAAATAAAATTAATTACTCACTTAAATAATTCCAACTGCTATAAAAGTTCCACTTGTATGTTGTAAGCCACTATTAATGTTATTGACTCTAATTATAACTTTGTTAGATTCAACATAAGCCATTATTGTTAAATTTCCAGGAGTTCCAGTGTGCCACGGAATCGCAGCAATACTTGCACTTTTAAAAGTAACAGGAATACTAATATTTGTACTTTCGTTATATCTAATATTTTTAAAAGTACCATACACAATTGCAATATTTGAAAATTTTAGTACTCTAATATCATTGTGATTTTCAACTTTGAATAGATTTTCCAATCTATACACATTTTAAAAATCTATCTGTGATGGAACAGATAACCTAAAATACTAAATTTTTGAAAGGAGAAATTGATATGAAAACAATAAATTTTTATAAAAAAGAAAAATTAATCTTTTCTGTTTATGCAGAAAGTTTAGAAGATGTCTTAAAATCACCTACATCATATTTCCCAAATTACACTGCAGATGTGATAATTACAGATGTATCTTATCAATACCCAATTTTTAAAGATGATGTGTTGAGAGAGATGACAAAAGAAGAAAAGGTAAGGGCAAATATACCTGTACAATTAGAAGATGGAGAAATAATAAAAGATAAGAAATTAATAGTAATACCTAAACCTCAAGGAAATCAAAAATATATGTATTGGGATAAAGAAAAATCACTATGGGTGTTGGATAATCAAAAGGAGTATGATGAT